CGGCGTTCCGCCCCCGGCTATGGGCCCAATGGCGCGTAAGGCCGGTGGCCGTGTTGGTAACCGCACCTATAGCTCCTACAAGGACATGGATGCGGGTGCCGGCGGTGGCCTCGGTCGGCTTGAAAAGACCGAGATCCAGAAGAAGAGGAATTAACACGTCGGTGGTCATGCTCTGACGTGTTACGGGGGCGGGGTTTTCTCTCCAGAGCCTCGCCCCCACCAACTTGGAGAGATGGAGAGATTATGGAGAGACTAGCTTCGGAGCTTCAGAGGCTCATTGAGCAGAATATCGAGGCGCTTCGTGACAGCGTCTGCGCTGGCCTGCTGGCAGACATGCAGGACTACAAAAAACTCACGGGGCAGATCGAGGGGTTACGCATGGCGTTGACTTTGCTCGAGGCAGCGCGTGAGAATGTACTGAAACGTTGATGGAGAGAAACGTGCCGATTACTTCAATGCATCACGACGAGGATCCTGCGAAGGACATCGTCGACAGAGTTGGAAATATTTCCGGCTTCGACCTGTTTGGCCCCAAGGTGCTGGTCGCAATTTACGTGCGCCCTGAAAAGACCAAGGGCGGCATCTACCTCACTGACAAAGTCCGTGACGAAGACCTATATCAGGGGAAAGTCGGCTATGTGCTGAAGGTTGGCCCCGGCGCCTTTGCCGACAGCGAGTGGTTTGGAAACGTCCAGATCAAGGCGGGCGACTGGGTTGGTTTCCGCGCCTCGGATGGCGCCACACTGGTCGTCAATGGCGTGAATTGCCGGTTGCTGGAAGATGTCCGCATCTACGGCAAGGCTTCGCACCCCGATTTGATTTTCTGAGGAGAGGCTTGTGTCCGATAAAAACGAAGGCGACATTGAAATTGTGCTGAAGGACGACGCTGCACCTGAAAAGGAGCAGGATATCGTTCTAACCGACGATAAGGCGTCAGTAGGCAGGCCCGAGCTATCCCCCGAGGATGGCATCAGGGAGCTAAAGGTCAGCCTTGAGCGTGAGCGTCAGGCCCGCGTGGAGGCAGAGCGCAGGGCTCAGCAGCAGGCAGCGCAGGCCCATCTGATGACCCGTGAGGTCGAGGATAACCAGCGCCAGATGCTCTCGAGCGCGCTGGATATGGTGAACAGCGAGCGCGTCATGCTCCGGTCTCAGTATGCCGAGGCTATGTCGCAGGGCAATTATGCCATGGTGGCAGAGATCAACGACCGCATGAACGATCTGGCCGTAAAGGCCAACGTGATCGAGCAGGGCCGTGACGCCATGGAGGGCCAGCAGAAGCAGCAGAAGCAGCCGGTACAGCAGCAGCCCTATGCCGGTGACCCTGTCGAAGTTTTCGCGGCCCAGCTTACGCCTAGGTCTGCCTCGTGGGTGCGCGAACACCCTGAGTTCGTCCGTGACCAGAAGCTCAATCGCAAAATGCTGGCCGCACACGAGCTTGCCGTGGCAGATGGCATTTCCCCGGACAGCGATGAGTACTTCGATCACGTCGAGGGCACCCTTGGCGTGAACCGGTCGGCTGAGCAGGGAGATGCCCCGAGGCACCAGCGCCGTGCGGCACCAGCCACTGCCCCTGTGAGCCGCGCCAGCATGAATGGCGACGGCAGTCGTCCCAATGTTGTCCGTTTGAGCGCAGAGCAGCGTGAGATGGCTTCAATGATGAACATGACCCCCGAGGAATATGCCCGGAACATGCGAGATTTGAAGCGCGAAGGGCGCATGAACTGATGGAGAGAGATATGGAAGACGCAAAGATTGTGAAGCCGACGGTGGATCCGAAAAAGAGCCGCCTGTCGTCTCTTCAGTCCGCAAAAAAGCGCGCCGATGAGATCCGCCAGCACGGCGGTGATCTGGAAGACGGCACCGATGACTTCTGGGTCGACGCCAACAGCATTCCTGACGGCTGGACCTACGAGTGGAAGCGGTTCACCGTCTTCGGGCAGGAGGATCCGTCCTATCAGGTGGCGCTTCGCCGCTCTGGCTGGGAGCCTGTCCCCGCCTCCCGGCACCCCGAGATGATGCCGATTGGGTATGCCGGTGACGACATCATCCTCCGCAAGGGCATGATGCTGATGGAGCGCCCGAAGGAGATTACGGACGAGATCCGCCTGAAGGAAAAGAAGGCTGCCCGCGATCAGGTCCGCGTGAAGGAGCAGCAGCTTAATGAGGCCCCTGCGGGGCAGTTTGAGCGCAGCAACAAGGACGCGCCGCTGGCCAAAGTAAAGAAGGCCTTTGAGCCGATCCCGATTCCCGAGGATTGATCCTCCCATCATCCTCGCTCTAATGGGCCCGCTTCGGCGGGCCTTTTTTCTTGCATCAAAGCGATGGATGGGGTACAAAAAATTTGTTCATGGCAATGCAAAGCACAATTCCGGCTCGTCGCGCAAGTGACGGGCCTTTTTTTGTATATGTTGACAGCATAACCAATTCAGGGTTAATTCGACAAATCCTTCCCCCCGGCGTGGGAAGTTTGATAACCCGGTTTCGTATCGCCCCGGTGCGCGATGATCGAGGCCATCCCCTGAAAAGGTAAATCCCATGGCGAATACCTTCGCTCCGTTTGGGTTCGATCAGTACAAGGGCACCGGTGCTGCGCCGACGTTCGAGCAGGTTCCTGCCGCCATTGCTACTGCGAATACGACCCCGATTTTCTCCGGTGACCCGGTTATGCAGGCCGCCAATTCGACTGGCGTCGGCACTGGCTACATCACGCAGGCCACCGGCCCCGTGACGCTGACCGTTTCGGCAACTGGTATCGCCACCGTCGCCACCGGCGCCATGACGATCACATTCACCGCGATTTCCAGCGCCACTGCGAATATCCCGACCTTCGCCTCTACCAATTGGGCGCCTCCGGTTGGCTCGACCATCGTTGTGTCAAATGCCACTGGCGTTCCAAACGGTGCTTTCACGGTCATTTCTGCGACCTCAACCACTGCTGTGGTTCAGAGCACTACCACTACCGCTGCCACATCGTCGGCTTCTACCCCGGTGGTGACGGTGTTCGTTCCGGTCGCTGGTATCTTCGTTGGCTGCCAGTACCTGTCGACCTCGCAGAAGCGCACCGTCTGGTCGGCCTATTGGCCCGGCTCCGATGCGAACGGCGACGTTCTCGCCTATGTCATCAGCGACCCGAATGCCCAGTTCCTCGTTCAGACTGCCAATTCGAACACCACGGCGACTGCCGTTGGCGTCGGGTCCGTCGGTCAGAATATCGGCTTCAACTGGAACGATAGCACGGCTACGGGCGAAACCAATGGCAACACTGCCAACGGCCAGTCCACCATGTTTGCCGATCAGTATACGCTGATTGGAAACATTGCGGCGGGCGCGGCCAGCAATGCCTACCTGCCGTTCCGCGTCGTTTCCCTTGCCAATTACATCCCGGGCCAGACCAGCCCGCTGGTGAGCGTCAACGGCAACGACCCCACCTCTGGTTACAACAGCATCGTTGTTGGTTTCAACAACGCCATGCCGCGTAACTTCAACGGCATTTAAGGAGTAGGTTAAAATGGCTGTTAATCTTTCAGCAATCAAAGACCTTCTCATCCCCGGTTTGCGGGGCGTTGAGGGCAAGTACGAGATGATCCCATCTCAGTACGACAAGATCTTCACCAAGCACGACAGCAAGATGGCTCTCGAGCGTACCGCCGAAATGCGGTACCTCGGCCTCGCGCAGCTGAAGACCGAGGGCGGCCAGACCGCCTTCGACAACGGCGCTGGCGAACGCTACGTGTACAATCAGGAACACGTGGAAATCGGTCTGGGCTACGCCATCACTCGCAAGGCGATTGATGACAACCTCTACAAGACCCAGTTCCACCCGTCGAACCTCGGTCTGATCGAGAGCTTCCAGCAGACCAAGGAAATCTACGGCGCGTCGATCCTGAACACGGCTACCACCTACAACAACAGCGTTGGCGGTGATGGCAAGTCTCTGATCGCCACCGATCACCCGATTGACGGCGGCACTGTTGCCAATCGTCCGTCGGTTGACGTGGACCTGAACGAAGCCACCCTGCTGAACGGCATGATCTCGGTTCGTACGAGCTTCAAGGATCAGGCTGGTCTGAAGGTCTTCGCGCGTGCCCGCAAGCTCGTCGTTCCGCCGCAGCTTGAGCCGGTTGCTATCCGCCTTACCCAGACGGAACTGCGTCCGGGCACTGCGGACAACGACGTGAACGCGATCAAGGGCACCAGTGGCGGTCTGCCGGAGGGGTTCCTCACGAACGACTTCCTGACCTCGTCGCGCAACTGGTTCCTGCTGACCAACATCGATGGTCTCTCCTACATGGAGCGCATCAAGTTCGAGACGGACATGCAGGTCGACTTCGTGACCGACAACCTTCTGGTGAAGGGTTACGAGCGCTATTCCTTCGGATATTACAATTGGAGGTCAATCTGGGGCAGCCTCCCGTCCTAATGGAAGATAAGCGCGAAAAAAATCGGTTGAGATCCGCTGAATGGCGGAAGAACAACCCGGAAAAGGCGAAAGAAACTGTCCGCAAACATAATGAAAAGCGGAAAGCAGAAAAGCCGGAAATTATTCGCGCTTATCAGCAGGCTTACCGGGAAAAAAACCGGGAGACCCTGCGCCATAGGGAACGAGAACGGAAGTTTGGCATAAGCCGTCAGGAATATGCCAACATCTTCCTCAAACAGAATGGCGTATGCGCCATCTGCAAACAGCCGGAAACGGCCACTCGTCTTGGCACGGTTAAGTCTTTGTCCGTTGACCATTGCCATACAAGTGGAAAAGTTCGAGGTCTTTTGTGCTCGGACTGCAATACTGGGATAGGAAAGATGAAAGAGAGCCGCGATGCACTTTTGGCAGCGATCCGATACCTAGATGAGCATTCTGAAGATGACGCAAACGTCGTGAAGTTTTGTTCTATGGAAGTTACACAGATGAAAAGGTCAATCTAAATGGGCGCTTCTCATTTTACCGGCCCTCTTATTTCGGGGCCGATCCTGAATACCTCGGGCACCACGCTCGGGCAGGACGTGGCCGACGTCGGCTATGTTACGATGGCTCAGGCTCAGGCAATCACGCAGATTGGCACCTATAGTGCTACTGCGGGGTTTGCTACGGGCGTCGTCATCCCGGCCTACAGCCTTATCGTCGGCATTGACTTGCTGGCAACGACGGGATGGACGGCTGGCAACCTCAGCATTGGCACATCTTCTGCCTCTACTGAGCTTTCCGTTGCCACTGCGCCCACTGCTATTGGTTTTTCTGCTCGGTCCCCCGGGACTGATGCAACGAAGACCGGTGCGTGGATCAACGTAGGCTCGAGCGATGTTCGCATCTACGTTCTGTCAAGCACCAATGCCACCGGCGGTGTCGGTACGCTTGTCGTTCGTTATGTCCAAGCCATCAATGCCCCGTAATCCGTAGGAGGATCATATGAAGGGTCGTAAGGGTCGTGCCACGGGTGGCGATGCCACTGTGGGTACCAAAGAGTACGAGCAGGATCTTGCTCACAAGAACCAGCGTTACACCTACCAGAGCAAGGTGAACGACGCTGCCGAAGAGCGTAAGCACGGTGGCAAGACGGTCGGCAAGGCTGACGGGATGGCTGCCAAGAAGCACGGCGGGCGCATGGCGCGCAAGTCGGGTGGCCGCACGGGTTCCAACATGAACCCGCTGTCTTCGGCTGCTTCGGGTACCGCCCCCACCGGGCGCAAGCTCCAGATGAACTAAGTGGTGGGGCTTCGGCCCCACTTTTCTTTCCCGAGGGTAGCATGGCTAAGACACCAGCTTGGGCTAGGGCCGAAGGGCAGTCCCCCACGGGCGGATTGAATGACAAGGGGCGCGCTTCGTTGAAGGCTGCGGGGCACGATATCAAGCGCCCCCAGCCCGAAGGTGGCGCCCGTAAGGACAGTTTCTGCGCCCGGATGAGTGGCATGCAGGGTCCGATGACGAAGCCCAATGGCGAGCCCACGCGAAAGGCGCTGGCCCTTAGAAAGTGGAAGTGCCCATGAAAAAGGACATTCCTGTCTGGGACAAAGAGCTTCCGAAAGACCATAAATCGAAGCCCATGACGACGAAGCGGGTAGCTCAGGCAAAGGCCATGGCCCGCTCTGCTGGACGGCCCTACCCGAATGCGGTAGACAATATCAGGGCTTCAAGAGCCTCTAAAAAGAGCTAATTCACAAGGAGCGCGCTGATGCGCCCGATTACTGTCACTGTGGGCCCGCTGGTTGCAGCTTCTGCAAATGCGATTTGCCTCTCGCAGACCCCGTCGGCAGGCGCTCTGACGCTGAACGGTGCTCTCGCATCTGGCGGCGTGGCAACGCTGGACACGGCTCGTCGGGTGCTGATCACCTGCACGGGTAATGAGAGCGCCAAGACATTTACGATTACGGGTACGTCGTGGTCTGGTGGCAGCCAGTCTGAGATTTTGGCGGGGTCTAACGCCAGCACGTCTCAGTCGGTTCTGGATTACAAGACTGTTACCTCGATCACGATCAGCGCGACCGCAGCCAACGCGCTGACTGTGGGCACGAACGCCGTTGCGTCTTCGCCTTGGGTGGCGTTTGACAGCTGGGCAATGCCGATGACGGCCATCCAGTGTACGGTGAGTGGCACGGCTAACTACACCGTCCAGCAGACGCTGGATGACCCCAACAGCCTTATCTCGCCTGTAGCTGCTGCTTTGGTGTCGTGGGTTAATCACCCTGATACCAATCTGGTTGGCGCGTCGACGACCGTGCAGGGCAATTACGGGTACGCTCCCGTTTTTGCGAAAGTAACGCTGAACAGCGGTACGGGCGTGGTGACGGCGACGTTCTCGCAGGCGAGTGTAGTGCCCTCGTAAGGAGGCTCGTAAATGCCGGGTCTTTTTACTGGTGCTACTGGCACATGGGGCGGCTTTGCAGGGCTCCTGTACGGCTCAACATCGCTGTCTACACCCCCCGGCCTTTTGGCTGATGTGGGCGCGAGCTTTTCCCCGGCTTCACTGTTCGCTGCGGGCGAACCCGGCGTCTGGTATGACCCGTCCGACTTCAGCACGATGTTTCAGGACAGCGTAGGCACCACGCCCGTAACGGCGGTGGAGCAGCCTGTTGGGCTGATACTAGATAAGTCGAAGGGGCTGGCGCTGGGGCCTGAGATATTTTCATCCTTCACTAGTACAGGGCTTTGGACCGTAAGCGGTTCGACTTATTCAATTTCTTCAGCGGCATCAAGCACTGACCTAAGAGTTGACTTTATAGGCACAGTCGGAAAACGCTACGTAATTTCTTTTACAGCAAGCGGTGTGTCGGGCGGCGTTATTTTTTACCCGCTACATTCCTCGCCGCCTAACATTGTAAACGGCACAAATGTAACAAGAGAATTGGCTAATGTGG